TGACCACACGGACGGTACGTTCGGCCCTTAATTATGAGACCAATAGTCCATCGGCCAAGATTATCCGGGCTTATGCTCTGAATCATGGCGGAAATCTGTACGAGGTGAGATTGGTGGATAATCCGTATGAGAAAGTAATAACCTTATAAATGGTATGGATATGAAAAGAGAATTACGTAGAGAACGGCTCATCTTTCAGGCTGTTGTAATAGGTGAGAACTTAACAAATCAGGAAGTGGCACGCATCGCCAATCACGAACGGTTCAAGAAGAAACTTTTCATGGTTGGCGACACATGCCGGGTTTCGGTAAGACGGATATCCGATTCAGCGAGTGTATTCACAGTCTCCAATTACTACTACATCGATGACCTCAGCTTCGGTCAGCGCGTCCGCCACTTGCTTGGCAAATTGCGGACAGCAGCATTTCTTAATATGGGCATTAGTGAAGTTGTCGTCGTAGTCATAAGTGACACGGGCCTTTAGCTTGTGAACCGGACATTTCAAGTTCTGAAGAACCTCTTTGCATCTTGCCTGATCGGATGCAAGTTTTTCTTCCAAATGATCGAAGAACATCATGGTTATATAATTTAAATGGTTGATGCTACAAATGTAGCGAAACTATCCCGGTTCGGGATGAATAGGGGTAGATTTTTCAATTAAGAATTAAAGGATTAAAAATTAAAGCGATATGGACAGAAAATTAGCGGAAAAAGAGGTGGCGTTCCTGCGGGAATTGCGGGAATTGATGGCGAACCACAACGCTCTTCTGAGCGTGGAGAACGATAAAGTGTGCATAGATGTGGCATACGATGAGGATTCGCAGGAATCCATCCTGTTGCCTGAAGACATTACCTCTTACGGCGATATTGATGAACTGATTTTAAAGAACTCTTAAAACTTGACAGTATATGAAGACATTCAGAAAATTACAGAAGGCGGCTATCGTCGTGGGTATGTCCTACGGTCTTTGGCTGGGTTGCAATGTGGAGGCAACAGATAAGGACAGTATCAGTGGAATGGTGATTGTGGCGTTGGCGGTGGTTGTAGCATTATCTATGCTGATACCTGAAGGACGAAAGGAGGAAACGGTATGAAGGTGAAAGTGACGTGGATCAATAATAATCCATTTGTACTTGATATCAGGGATTTGTCAAGGGTTGTGAAAGCTGAAGTACCTGATGAAATGACCTATGGCACAATTGAGGATTTTGCCCGTGAAGCTACACCGGAAGGTTTTCACTTACAGTTGATAGACGTTGAAGGTAAAGTATCGCAGTATGACTACAACGGGAATAAGGTATAATAGCCTCTAAGGACGCAGGTTCGGAACTTCCTCAATATTTAGCTCTTGGTAGAGGAAGTGGATGGCTCCCCGGTTCGATGCCGGGGCTTGCACTAACTGAAAAATTAAGGATATGGCACTGATATTCAATAATCGGGTATGTGTGTTTGCGAATGAGCTGATAGCTTTTAATCCGAAAACAAGGATTGGAAGTGAGAAAGGATTCTTAACCAAATCAAATTATGATAAGATGAAAAGCAAAAAGCAAATCATCGTGCTCCAACGCAGTACCCCGAATAATTCCGCAATCGTAGACTTTGAGACCATGAGAGAAGATGTAAAGAGACAGTACAACCTGATAAACGGCGATCCGCGCGCCGTAATAGCCACCCAGTCGCAAAAGAGCCTTCTGGAAGAAGCCATTGTCTTCAGTAACGATGCCTTTGAGTTTTACACAACCAAGTATCGGTATGATGGTGGCAAGAAACTTCCGGATGCCAAGATAGATGAATACACGCTGAATGTGCGCGTACTGGAAGCCATTCTTTACCTGAAAGACGAACACCGCAAGGATGTCATCGGTACAAGCGGCCCCCGCGTCAATATGTGGAAAAACCTCTGTACACTGAGCAATGAACTACTGGCCTTGCGCGACCCGCATGGGAAACCTCTATTCCCGCACACTCTGCCGCAAAACGCGGCTTCGCTGAAGCGTAAGTGCCAGGAATACGAGGATGCATGCCGCATCAGTCGTGAAGAAGGTTACCGATACCTTATCCACAAGAACTTCGGCAACAAGTCCGCTGCCGTGGTGAAGGATGAAGAGAGCGAAGCTATCCTGCACAAGCTCATCTCCCTGCACAACAATCTGAACAGTGTACAGATAATGGAAGAATACAACAAAGTAGCGGAAGTCCTTGACAAACCGCTTATTAACAGTCCTGTGACTGTGGATAATTACAAGAAGAAGATGGAACTCACCACCATGCAGGGACGCAAGGGAAAGAAAGCCGTAGCCAATACCCGCAAGATGCAGATACACCGCGAAGCTCCTACGCAAGCCCTCACTTACTGGACGCTGGACGGCTGGACGGTGGAACTGCTGTACCAGAAGAAGGTTGCCAAAAACAAGAAGGCGAACGGTGAGGAAAAACGGTATATGATGACCACTTATACCAACCGCAAAACCATCGTTGTTGTGCTGGACGCCTGCTGCAAATACCCTGTAGGCTATGCCATTGGAGACCATGAGTCACCGGCACTGATACGTGAGGCCCTGCGCAATGCCGTGCGGCATACTAAAGAACTGTTTGGCGACCGATACAAGCCGCTGCAGCTTCAGAGCGACAATTATCAGAAAGGTGTTATGGTTCCCTTCTATCAGGCAATGACTAAATACTACACGCCTGCCGCCCTTGGCAATGCCAAATCGAAAATAATCGAACCTTACTTCAAGTATCTGAACGTGCAGCATTGCCAGAAGCAAGGCAACTGGTCAGGGTTCGGCATCACTTCCGACCAGGACAATCAGCCGAATATGGAAGTCATCAACGCGAACCGTCACCTCATTCCCGATGAAGAAACCCTCATGGGACAGATTGAAGCCATGATGATGAAGGAACGCGCCATGAAGATTAAAGATTTTATGGCTGCCTGGGAACAGACTGAGGAAGCCCGAAAGTTACCTTTCTGTGATGAGGAATACCTGCTGCTGATGGGCGAAACCACCGGACGCACCAACCACATTAACGGTGACGGTCTTCGTCTGGAAATGCAAGGTGAGCGGATCAACTACGACACTTTCGATCTCTCTCTGCGCGAGCACTACAATGAGGACTGGATTGTGCGCTACGACCCTGAGGATATGAGCCGGATACTTATCAGCAATGCCGTGCGCAAGGGGCTGAAAGATGCCGGAAAAGAAATAGGCACGCTGCGCTACATGATGCAAAAGTGTATGAAGGCTCCCATGGCTCTGGCCGACCAGAAGCCGGAACACTTCGAGTACCGCAACCGGGTGAAAGGCTTCAACGAGGAACTGCAACAGCACATTGATGACAAGGTGACGAGCGTGGACGGGCATATCAAGAACCTTCAGCAGCGCATCCCGGAACTGATAAACAATACCCTGCTGGACCGCTACCTGATAACCGACTCACGCGGCCAGCATAAGGATGCCCGCAGCAAGATGCGTGATGAAGTACTGGATGCCGACTATGAGGATATTACGGAACGCATTCCGCAAGCGGTGGTAATCTCCGCCAATGATGAGGATGAGGACTACGAATTCAATCCGGCAGATATGAACTTTTCAAGATGATTTTAAATAACCTTTAAAAACAATGTAAAAATGGATTTTCAAGGACTAAAACAGTACATCGAAGCACTCGTGAAGCGCGGTTCTTCCCAAGAGGAGATAGCCCGCAAATGTGACATATCCGGTACTGCACTCTCACAGCTGCTTTCTGGTAAGTATGCCGCTAAGGTGGACAATATGGCCGCAAAGATAGCGGCTGCCCTCAACTATTACGAAGGCACCTGGAATGTGGTGGAAACCGTATCAAGTTACCAGCAAATCAAAACAGCTTTCAACGCTGCCAAGTGCAATAGCAAATGGTTTTGCATCTCCTCACGTTCGGGAAGCGGGAAGACGCAATCGCTCATCGACCTTTATAATACCAATGCGGACAAGTCCGTCATTTATCTGAAGTGCCGCAAGTGGACGGGGCGCAAGTTCCTTGCGAAGCTGGCCACCTGCCTGGGCATCACCGTCACCCGCTATATGGATAATGACGACCTGTTGGATGCCATCATCCAAAACATCAACCAGATGGCCGACCTGCATCCGCTTCTGATACTGGATGATGCCGGAAAGCTGACCCATTCCGCACTGTGTGCGCTTATTCCCCTGTATGACGATACGTTTCACCGCATGGGCGCACTGGTAGCCGGCACGGAAACACTGGAACGCACCATCAAGCGTTACGTAGGCCGTATCGAGGGATATGATGAAATAGACGGCCGCTTCAAGCGAAATTATATCGCTCTGCTGGGTGCCACGAAGAAGGACGTGTGCGCCATCTGCCAAGCCAACGGTGTGACGGACAAGGACAAGCAGTTGGAGATATGGGGCAAACTGGACAAGCGGAAGAAAGAGCCAGTGGAGGGTAGCGGGAAATTCGTCCTGTTCTGCGACGACCTGCGCGAACTGGCTGGCATGATAGACAATGAACTGATACATCAACAACTGGAACGTGGTGAGCTGGCATGAAGATTCTGAGCGTAAAGAACATAGAAGACGCGAAATTCCAATACATCCCTTTTGACGGGGAATGGTACCAGGCATTCGGCAGGCCCGAGCGTTCCGGATGCTGGATTGTCTACGGGAAGTCAGGGCAAGGGAAAACACACTTTGCCCTGCTGCTGGCCCGGAAGTTGGATGAGCTTGGAATGAGGGTGTTGTTCCTTTCACTGGAGATGGGAGCACGTGATGATTTTAAGAAAGAACTTTCACTGGCAGGCATCTGTAGCGGGGTCAGCCGGATACAGTTCAGCGAGGAATGTGAAGGTATAGAGGATATTGAGAAGGAAATAACCAAGCAACGCAGTGCTGATGTGGTAATAGTCGATTCCGTGCAATACCTGGGAGACCAGTGCGGAGTCAAGGCCAAAGAGATTATAGCCCTGCGAAAGAAGTATCCTAAAAAGATGTTCGTTTTCCTTTCTCATGTGGATGGAAAAGAGGTTGAAGGACAAATGGCCTATGATGTGAAGAAAGACTCATTCAGGCGAATCTATATCGACAGATTCAAGGCATCGCACGTATCCCGTGGTGCAGGCGGTCCTCGTGGCTACTTTATCATTTGGGATAAAGGATATCAAAAACATTGGTTGGAAAATATTAAAGAACAAACGTATGAAAGCAACAATGACTAAACCCATCAGCCCCCGGCAACTGCAAGCCTTGCAGATCGCCATTCAGGGCATCGGCATCAGCGAGCGGCAGGAACGCCTGGAATGGCTGTCCGGACAGACGGGACGGACAATCAACAGTACCAAGGAGTTGACATTCATTGAGGCAAACCGTCTGCTGTCGAATCTGAACGATGACCGCGACCGGAAGGTGAAGGATATGCTTCGGGAAGAGGCCCGCCGCCTGGTCGGAAAGATTTATAAGAAGTCTTTCCAGATATCTTTCCTCAATAAGGATTATAGCGGGGATAACAGTCCGGAAGATTTCGAGATGAACAAGGCTAAAATCAATGTTTGGGTACGAAAGTACAGCGGAACCGGGAAGAACATCACGCAGATGGATGTAGAGGAACTGCGCAAGGTGCTTGGCGTGATGGGAAAGATAGCCAGAAAGGAGGCGGAATCATGAGAGACTACATCCGTAAGTTCCCGGACACGTCTGATCGCCGTCAGGAACTTGCCGGCCTGCTCGAAGCCAGTGAAGGGCGTATTCGCTACTACGAATACCAGTTGGATGCCGATACCGGCACGTTATCCGCGGCTAAATATGACCAGCTCCTGGCTGAGTGCAATTCGGAATATAGACGCTATAACCAGCTGGAAGAAGAACTGGAGGCGCTGGAAAAACCGAAAAAGTCGCCGGAAAATAAGGAAAAGCGGCGCAAGCTGAACAGGGAAAGAAGAGAGAAAATTAACTATTAACCCAATAAAAAAAGGAATTATGGCAAGAACCAAGAAAACAGTAGTCAGCGGCATCAGCCGCGAACAGGCAGAACAGGCATTCGCAGACTTTGCGGCGGCCGATGCCAAAGTACAGAACCTTACGTCCAAGATGGACATCGAGATGACCCGCATCCGCGAGAAGTATGCTGACCAGTTGGCGGAACAGAACGCCCGGAAAGAAGCGGCTTTCGAGATTGTGCAGGCCTATGCGGTGGAGAACAAGGACGAGCTATTCTCCAAGAAAAAAAGCGTGGAGAGCGCCCATGGCGTGTTTGGTTTCCGCACCGGCACACCGAAGCTGAAGAACCTGAAGGGCTTCACCTGGGCGGCAGTGACGAACCTCTGCAAAGAGCTTCTTCCTTCGTATATCCGCACATCGGAAGAACTGGCGAAAGACAAGCTACTGGCAGATCGCGAACTGCCCGAAGTGGCGGAATACTTCCCGAAGATTGGCGTGCAGGTGGTGCAGGATGAGACTTTTTTCGTTGAACCAAAAAAGGAAAACGATGCCCCGGCAGCCGGATGAGTGGTATGAGTACCGTCCGAAAGGCAGATGCTGGGCGGTGTACCTCATGAAGCGAGACGCCACCGGTTCCACCGGAAAGCATATCGGGACGTATCTCTGCCGGGAGGACGCGAAAAGCGAGGTAAGGAAAGGTAATTATAAATTAAAGAAGAATGGCACAGATAAAATATAGTTCAATCATTCCGAATGATAAGCCGCAGTGGCTGTTGAATGTGCAGGCTGTAGTAAAGGAGGTACTGGACGATGTGGAACTACAAGGCAATGAGCGGGACTTCAAAAATCTGAAATCTTTCGTTGATGCGAAGATACAGGCGGAACGCGAACGCGGCACCGTATTCCGCAGCACCGTTACTACGGAAATCCGTACGGACGAAGGCAGGACGGTACTGCACATCTACCGAAACTATCAGTTGGTACAGACTTATTATATTGAATAGCACATGAGCGAGAAACAGAACGGGGTGCTTATCACGGCACCCCTCTTTGGAACAGGAAAGGAAACGGTCGGTTATTTCACCGGATACAGTTGTGGTTATTGTCAAGGCACGGGATATTTCATTGACCCTGATATTGTCAATGAACGCGTGAAAACGCCTTGTCCGAAATGTGGCGGTACTGGGAAAGTGAAAGGAATCGTGACAGTGAATTGGGTACCAGATGGTGAAGTTAAGTCCTATTTCAAGGAGGATAAGCCATGATATACCGTGAACCTAAAGACTTGATAATACAGGTGGAGGACAGTTATCTGGGGCAAGTGTAATACTATTGGACGCAATACGGAAAGCCATGCAAGCTCCTGCAAATGGGTGCCAATACGGAAAGGCTGACTGCCATACTGGTCAAGATGAACAATGCCGATGCGGGTTCCTTCGTATGGATATTGTGCGAACGGCTGAAAGCCCGGATGTATGACCAAAAGACGAAGAAACCGCTGACGGTGGAGGATGTGTTTTTGTTTTAACCTTTAAATATGAAAAGCCAAAACAACATTAGCAGTTTTATCTCCGGTCCTTGCGGCCAAGCCAAGAAAGGACTACATCAATCATTTCAGGCAGAGCAAACCGCTCGAAGGCGTTTATTTCGCGGACTTTATCCGTGAGGTAGTCGAAAAGAAATCCAGACGCAGGTCTGCACAATATCCCGCCGTTTATGATGCTGTCATTAGGCACATCAACCGCTTTTCCGGGGAGTATGATTGCGATATCTTCACTAACTCGATCACTGAGGAGTAGGTTACATCTTAAAAATTCAGTCTATGGTACGAAAAGCAAGTCAGTATAATTATGCGGTAGACCCTTCTTATGAAGGGATTGACATCCGGCTGGAGGAAACCTCAGCCGTATTCCTCAGCATGAATGAGATTACGCGCATTTATTATTATAAGTTCGAGAAACAAGATAAACGCAGGGCTAAAGAGCGCATCCGTGATTTGTTTGTGGTAGGGTGCCTCACTGCTCTTCGTTATTCTGATTACTCCACACTGACGAAAGATAACTATCAGGGTGATTATATCATCAAACGGACGAAAAAGACGAATGTTGATGTGAAGATTCCGGCACATGATTACGTAAAGGAAATCTTTGCGAAGTACAACGGTAGCATTCCTTGTGGCTTGTGTATTCAGTATTTTAATAAGTACCTGAAGGTAATCATGCGGGAGATCGGGCTGAATGATAAGATTACCTACTCATTTACCAAAGGCGGGAAGTTACAAACCGTCACCCGTGAGAAATGGGAACTTATCAGTAGCCATACGGCTCGTAGAAGTGCCGCAACTAATATGTACCTCACTGGACGCATGAAGACACTGGAAATCATGAAACTGACAGGTCATCGGACCGAACAGAATTTCTTCCGCTATATTCGTCTGACTGGTGATGACATGGCACGGGCCATAAGTGGAGATATGTATTTTAGAAAGTAATAACCGGGCCTTCCCCGGTTATTCGGGGGAGGCTCATAATCGTGCAAAAATGAATATTATGGAATATGGATATGAAAAAAGAGATCACCGTGGTAACTTGGTTTATCCCATGCACCCGGTGCAAGAGG